TACGCGAATGGCTTGCGTCGTTTGAGCAGAAAGCTGAGGCACCCGCGCCAGAACTTGATATGGCAAAAATCAAGGCGGAAGGCTTCGGACCTGAAGCTCATGACGACGATCCGACCGCCAACACCAAGATGGTGACTTAATCTCTCTTGTGCTATAAAAGGCATACCTGAGCCTTGGATGACATGTCCAAGGGGTCTTCGGACTAGGGATCGAGTAACTGGCCAGACTCGGTAACGAACTCAGTGCTCTACGGAGCGGCTATCGCTAGACCTAGTTCCCAAGCTGTTAGATCAGCCTCTGTTCTGCTAGAGCGTCGGCACTTGAGAACCCCGTCCTAAGCGGGGTTTTCTTGTGTCAAGGCATCTTGAAAGGCACAGCTGGACCAGTGCTGGTCGGCAGCTCAGGCATCGCCTCATCAATCTGACCGGGCAGCATGTCTGTGACCATCTCGGTCAACTCAAGCTTCAGTTCACTGATGTAAAGCTTGGTAAGCGATGGGATCCGCGTGTAAAACACCGCCGCTCCAATGAGCATCGCTCCAGACATCACAAAGCCCAAGCAGCCGCAGAGGTTGTAGACCTTTTGCATGAGAAGTGTGGGTAAAACAAAAGGCCCCCTCTCGGGAGCCTTCTGCATTGTGTGAGGAAAGTGCGTCCCTTTCCGGCTTAGTTATAGCTCAAAACTTGTACTTCAGGCCAGCCTTAAGCCCATAACCAGCATCAGAATCCTTGTATTTGGCGTAGGACACTTCGCCGTAAACGTCCAGAGGTTCTGCAACAGGAGCAGAAACACCGGTCTTGGCAGAGAAACCAACCTCGGTGTCGCCTGCATCAGGCTGCAGCCAGCTAGGACCGCCCTGGATGTAAAACGCACCAGCCTCATAACCGACGTGGCCGTCGAAAACAGCGCCGCCAAAGTCAGAACCAGACCAGCCGCCGTTCCACTCAGGATTCAGATAAAAGCCGTCTGCGCGGGCAGAGAGGGGAGCCAAGACAAGTGCGCCAGCGGCTACACCAAAAACAAGACGCTTGATCATTAGAAGAGTTAGCGTTTTCCTTGGCCACGATACTTCTTCCGTCCATGGGACGGTTTTGAATGTGATCCATCACCCTGACGTGTTTTTTTCGGCTTACTAGGAATAAACGTTTCGCCGTTTAGCGATTTCGCCATCAGATCCCGTCAGTTGTATCCAAGTTCTGGTACTTGTTAGCCAGGCCAGTAAACAGACCATGCTGCGGATGGCTCATCTGGTCACGGCCATCAAGAAAAAACAGCTCCTCAAGCCACAACGTCCGAGACATCATGGCTTGAACGTCTTCCGCTCCAGGCTTAGACGCGATCATTGGATCAGGACGCTGCATCAGGAAGGCTCAGTCGGCCATTCCATCGTATGAGGAAAACCGTCTGCTGCAGTGATGTCACGCAAAGCAGTCCGATACGCTTTCCACTCCGTTTTCTTTGCAGTGGTCAACGGGCTGTCAGTCAGCACGGTCCAGTCACAAGCGGCAAGTGCCTTGTCGCGGGACGAACGAACGCTTGCAGCAGCTTCATTGTCGATATTGGCGCGGTAGGCAGCTTCGTTGTCAGCCGCTGTAGTGACGTTGCCATCGTCATCGGTGGTGTCGGCAAAAATCGGACCAGCAACAAAACGAGTGAACCACTGACCGTCAATCTCCTCAACGCCAGCACGGACACTGACGCCATACGGAGCAGTCACAGTCGCTGCCGCACCATTCAAAACAGGGTCATATCCGAAGCCGTCAAGAACTTCGGCTGTGATGTTCTTGGGAAAGCTGGTGTTGGGGTGAGCAGCCTTCAGTTGGCTTGTGGTGATGATTTCACCAGTAGAGCGGTTGCGGATTTCCATGATTAAGCGATGGCGAAGAACAGGTAGGTGTCGCCACTCTGGTTCATGCCTGAGGGCGCAGACGAGGTAACTGTAAAACCAGAACTTAACGGGTCAATATAGTCAGTGTTTGTAACCTCTTCATCTGCAAAGTCGTAGAAAATATGCGGATCATTACCGCTAATAATTCCCCTCTCTGAATCAAACAGGTACCATCGACCTCCGTCAGCTCGCTTAATTACAACAAAACGAGCGCCTGCGCTAAAGCCACAATTAACATTGATATTGCCACCTGTGCCTGTGTAAGATCCAACTTTTGATATGCCCGCCAAGCTAGCAAACAAATAGGCTATATATTTTGTGTTTGATCCATTGGTTAAGCCGTATTGGTGAACGCCAAACTGTGTTGCCGTAGCACCTCCATTGTTTTGGAAATGACCACCATCTGCCGCGCCAGCAGTCGTATTTAATCGCACACTTTTTGCGCCGTTGCTGCCGTTTCCAATGTCTTTATGCCAAACGGCCCAATCAATAGTGGTAGAAAACGCTTTGACAAAAATCAGCTCAGGGGCAACGCCAAGCCCGTGACTAATGTTTGTGTTGCTGGTGTCGTTGCCGTCGTACAAAACAACGTCAAAAAACTTGCGGAATCGCTTGAAGAAGTGGAAAATGTAGGTGTAAGTCCCTCCACCTCTGTTTGTGCTGGCGTCGTCTCCACGGACTTGAATGCCTTTATTGCCCGGCACGTCAAATGGGTTTTTACTATTGTCGATATACATTGCTTGTGCGGCATTAGTGCTCGACTCAAGCTCCCTTTGCCCCAGCTTATTGGTGACAAAAATATTCTCACTATCATCAGTTCGCTGAGCAACAAACGCCAAATCAACTGGGCCAATGTTGCACGTCACGTCAGTAAATGTTGTTGACGAGTTGTCTCCAGTGCCTGTCCTAGCAACCGCATCAAATACCTCAGAAGCAGCGGAAGGCTCTTTTGTGGGCCTGCCAATCGCCATAAAAACGTAATCAAACGTGCCGTTCATCGTGCTATTAGAAGTCCTAAAGTCAAAACCATCGCTCAATAGCCTGATTCCTGCATCGTTAGTGACACTTTGAGCGTCATCAGCATTGGTTTTAATGTTTCCACTAAAGTTTTCCGCCATTCCTCTTGCCATATCAACGATGTTCCAGTCCAGGCTGTACTGCCCAGCATGTTTTTTGAATATAATCCACTGTGGTTCAAACCCAAGAGTTATTTTGTTGCCGTTCTTGTTACCATTTCCTGTATAGCCTCCGCAATGAATCATTGGTTCATCTGAGTTTTCGCCGAATTCTGATTCGTTGTGCGCAAATATGTAAGCAATATATTCATAGCCGTCGCTATTTACATTGCCGCTTGTGCCTACGGTAAACACGCTCGCAGTTGGATCAGTGTCGTTCCAAAAGGCCGAAGATGTCGTAGCGTTTGAGTCTGTATTCAGCTTAAGGTATTTAGTGTTTCCCAAGCTTCTGTGGTAAACCGACCAATTAGTGCCAATATCAATGCCCTTGACAATAATCATGCCGGGAACGCTGCCTAAATTATGAGAAATCGTTTGAACGCTACCAGTCCCCGTGTATTTAACAATGTCAAAAAATTTCGATGCCTTGCGGAAAGTCCAAGCGCAATAATCTTTATTGCTAGAGCCTGTTTCGTTGTTGTTGCCAACAGAAAACCCACTGGAATTAAAAGCGGTAACCCTGTCAGTTGCAGACTGCTCAGTGCTACTGTTAATAACAAAATGTTTATTTGCGCCCCTCTCTGTGTCTGCTAACACATGATGTTCATTGTCAGATTTGCATTTAACCCAAACCAACCCGCCTTCACCACTTAGATCAATGCCATTTGTGATTGTCTGAGCAGACCCCGTTCCATCGTAAAGATCAACGCTAAACACCTCTTCAGGATAAACAGGCTCACCTGCGCCACCCGCACCAGCAGCCCCAGCAGCAACAACGCGAGAAATCGGATCCATTGGCTATCAGGTGGTGTAATCAACCAGAGAAGCGGCACGGAAGCTGGTGCCACCGTCCACGGTACAGAAAAAGAAAAGATGCGTCTTGCCCGACGTGAGGTTTGGAGCGTTACCGCCGGGGAATGAAACAGATGAGGGCCATGCAATCGTGCGATCACCTGTCACATCAATCTCAACCGTAAACGCAAAAGCACGGCTTGACGGGATATTGCTAAACGTGAAAGTGGAATCTGCTGAGATGCTCTTAGTGAAGTAGTTGCCCGTTGAACAATCAATATCAAGCGCAGAAACTGCAACCACGTTCCCGGCATACGTTCCAGAAACATCCAGATCCGTGTTGGTCGCCGCTGTTGCCCCCGTACCGACTGCCCAGCTCGTGGCATAGGTCACTGCACCCGTCTGGCCACCAACGCTGGTTACAGCGCCAG